CACATCTATGAGCCAACTAACAGTATCAGCAGCAAGACTGAAACCACTAATTAACTTTGTCACAAATTGCTGAAATTTTTCAGTATTAATCAATTTATTAATTTTTTCAATTACAGGACTAAACGCTTGTAAGGCTCCGTTTTTAATACTAGTCCAAACATCTCCGAATGTCATTGGCATATTCTCAAACTGCTTATTAACCTCATCGGCCGCATCGAACATGGCATTTTTCACAATATCAGCAGTAATTTTACCCTCCGCTGCCAGTTCTTTTAACTCACCTTCTGTCTTGCCCATATATTTTGCTATTGCCCCATATATCATTGTAGCATTTTCCATTATTGATACTAATTCGTCACCCTGAAGCCTACCGGAAGCCATTGCTTGAGCTAATTGTCGCATCGCTGCTTGCTGCATTGAAGTATCTGCTCCAGCTATTTTAAAAGATTTTTGTACCAGTTCAGTAAATGCAATTAATTCATCAGTGTTTAATTTACCGTCCACAGAAAAAGCGTCACGTGCCAACAATCCCATTTTAGCTATTGCATCTGCCATATCTGTATAAGAACCTCTTGATCTATTAGCTGCAGCAAATATTTTGTTTTGAAGTTCTGCCTGAGTTTGAAGGTCATCGTTAATTAAAGCTAGCCTAGAGGATATGTTTGTATACTCGTCTACAATATCTATCCCTTTTTTAATTGCTGCCAAGCTAACAAGTGTTTTAACTAGTTTTCCTAACCCAGTATTTGCTACATTTGCGCTTGCTCCAGTATTTTTCAACTTTTTGTTGAATTTATCTGTGGCTCCACTTGCGTTTAAAATTTTATTTGTTGCTTCGTCGGTTTTTTTGTTTATTACCTGAATAGTTTTTGAATACCCATCAAAAAGCTTGAACATCGCTTTCAAAGTAGCCATTATCTTCTTCGGCCTCCTTTCCGGCCTTTGCTGCGGGCGGCTTTTATTTTGGAAGCTTCTTTTTTCTCATCTTCGATACGTAGCTGAATACTTGCATAAATAAATGCCCTCTCTCTGTCGTTCATTTCGGCTAAAGTAGAGGGCAAGATATGAAGCTTCTGCAGGGCGAAGTGAGCCAGGTTAAACTCTGGATCGCCCTGCTTTATCCGTTTTTTACCTCTTCAATTTCCTCGTTTATATCTACATCTAGCCCACTTAATTCTTGAACAGCCTGAGCAAGCTCTGCAAACTCTCCGACATAGAGCATGGCTTTGAGCAGCTCAGCTTCTCCCAATACTCCATAAGCCTGCTGCAACTCCGCATTTTTTAAATCCGGAAACACAACTGCAGCTGCCGTTAATTCGTGAATATATCCGGTTCTGTCAAAAGTTTCATTGCCTTTTTTATCTTTTTTTGTGTACTTTTTTATCAACTGTTCGTTTTCTTTCTGAGTAATCGGCCTAATTACAAAAGGGACAGGTTTACCATTTTCCTGGAACCTGTTAGAAACGATTACTTCTTTGTTTTCAACCTGAATAGGGTTTAAAAAAGCTTTCAACGAACTCATACATTTCCCTCCTAAAATTTTCTTAATAAGAGGTAGGCGGATCACCTACCTCTTATCTGTAATTCTCCGGTATCTTGAAGCTTTCGAGAACCTCAATATCGTCAAATGTAAAGTCAGTATCAAAGGTTATCGGGTCATCAGACTGATCGTCCAGTGTCGTTACTGGAATGGTTGCCAGAATCACGTTCAACAGCACAACCTCCTGCTTGCCGATTGTGGACTGTGGATCCTCATTCTTCACTTGTACCTTCAGCCCCCTGTAATTACCGGTACGTAGATACTGGATAGCCTGGTTCAGCATCTGACTATTCATGAAGTAAATCGTCATGGACCCGGTTCCTGAGGCACCGACAACCTTATGCTGGGTCATCCTGTGGCCAAGCATCCGACGCTCTTGCACAATCAGGTCTATTTGAGCTGATAATGACGACACTTCAAACAGTTCTCTGTTCCGCCCATCTATGGTGATATACGCCTTACCTTCTTTTGCAGACAAAGTATCTGCTAGTCTGGTATAATTTTCTGCCATGTATCAGTCCCTCCCTTAAGATAGGTTTACGGTAATGTAGATTTTCTCAATGCTATCGACCGGCTGGATATAACAGTCAATTACTACCGCATCGCTATCCGCCCCAGGAGATACTGTCACATCTTCAGGAACAAAGTTTTGGATAGCGTTCAGTCTTTGAAGTTCATTGAAATACTCAATCAAGGTAGCCCGCAGCAGCGATCGTCCATCCGGATTGTTGTCAATCTTGCCCACGAAGTTCGATTCGAAAATCGTGGTAATGTCATTATTAATCCCGTCTATTGCCCTGATTACCCTGTTCTTTGTAAATGCCTTGCCCTTGTCCGTCGTGACAGTTGTGAGCGAGTTAATATCGTACACTGCAGTTACATTTTGAGCAGTATCAACTTTAAAGATAAATTCCCCGTTTTCAATGGCGGTTTCCATCTCGGTTTTAGTCATTCTAGGCACCACATCAATAGCACCTACATATTTTCGTCCGGTATTGCTCTGGTTGATTCGCGCCCCTGCAGTTACACCTGCCACCCATGCGGTACATTGTGCTGGTGTCAGTTCAGTTTCGTCTGCCAGCTTTACACCCTGGGTGACATTGATAATTGCCTCACTATCCGCATCATAATTAGCCAGCACTGCCTGGATTTTTACCCCTTCATCCTCGCGCATATCCTCAACCCATGTCTGGATAGCAGATTTTATTGCGGCAGTACCTTCACCGTCATACGGATAGCAGAGCACGTTGAATACCTCAGTTTGCAGGGCTTCTAAGGCGTCCTCCACATCGTCCAGGTTATACACCAACACTGTCTGGGCACCCTTCAAGGCCTCATTTACAAGCAACTTATCTGCTGCCGTCACACCTGCCGGCCATTCGCTTTGGTCAAGTGCCGTTATGCGATATATCTCTCCCTTTGTGCCTTTGCTCACCTTCTGCAACAAAGCAACAATGCCCCTATCACCAACAGTAATTGACAACGGGGCATTGGTCAGGAAGTTAATATAGGCACCCGGGAGGATCTTATTCTGGCTATTCCAAGTACCACCCATATTTATCACACTCCTCTATGCAATATTATTTTGGTTTTTGTGGTTTGTGCTTGCATCTTCGCAAACTCCTCTATTTTCAACTCTGAATACCTTACATCAAAGGTAATATGCAGCACATTATCCACGATAGTTGCCTGCAGGTTCTGCGCCCGGAAGCCACCCATCAGGTCAAAATCCCGCAGCAAGTTTACCTGCACCGCCTGGCAGTCTGATTTTATTTCGTTTTTCCCTTTATTACTGAAATAGGCCACGTCAAAGGAAACGGTGCTGTTATATTTGTTTGCAAGCCTTTTGCCGTAGTTTTGTTCAATGACGGTTACCAAGAAAGAAGGCGTTTTGAAGTTTTGAGAGATGTCTTCGTCATAAATGGTAGCTGAAGGATATTGTTCATGGATTTTCTGAGCAATAGCCTGCTTGATTTCATTTATCATGCTTTCGGTTCACCCTCTCTACTTCTTTTTCAAACTCTTTTATAAGCTGTTTTTCTACCTCATTTATCGCTTTCTCAAGCATGTACTGTCCTTTCACGAATCCTTTAATTGGTCCGTCTTTTTTGTTTCTTATTACGTGTCCATAGTTCACATGGCTTGCATAATCCTGTGTATTGCCCATTTCTTGCTCAACACCTTGTGCGGTTTTCTTGGCAGGTGTTGCATACCATGATCTTCTCATCTGCCCGCCGACCCTTGATGTTTTTGTTGTAAAGCGGACGTACTCTCCGGAACGAGTATAAAACTCAACTACATTTCCGCCTTCGCTTACGTTGGTAAGTCTTTTTGCTACCTTCACTCCTTCGTTAACTGCTTTATCGAGTACCCTCTTATCAATCTCGGATATATCGTCCAGCATGACCCGCAGCTCTTTCCGATACTTGTCTATAAAAGCTTTATTTATCCGGTAGTTGCTACTCATGCCGTATCCTCTCGTTTCACGGAAAACTCCTGGTGAGTGCTGTATGGGAAGCCTTCGCCTACGGTGA